GGGGGTCGACCGTACTCAGGAATAAACGAGTCTGAGGTACGAGGAGTAGCCACACGTCTCTCCGTAGAGAGTAATGTGGTTTGTTGTAAAGTAAGGAGCTATAACCATGCTTAGTCCAGCCTAGTGGCAAACTGGAATTGTGGTGTTCTTATACGACACCAAGGTCCATGGAGACCTTATTCTAAATAAAATAAATCTAGTAAGTAAAAGTAGTGTGGGGAGGAGTGGTTTTCTTAACCTAAGATCTTTCTGATCAAACTCCCAGAGTGGTTGTTGTTGTTGTTGTCAATGGAACGTTTTGCAGCAGGGGGCAGTACGTACTCATAGTGGAAGGGTTGTTTGAGCCAACCGAGTGAAAAGTCGTCGGCGCAAGAGATGAAAATATCGTAGAGACCAATATTATCAGCAGTACCGTCTTTCTTTACAGTAAAGAATGGGACAGTCCAGCCGTATTCATCTTCAGACCACATACCAGTGTGAGTAGGAAGGAATGTGGTTTTATTCATGTAGGGGACTTCAAATTCCCAAACCTTCTTGTAGTACATGTCGGCCATATACAAAGCAGAAGAGCCAAGAGCAACTGTAGCAGGGTATGGATCTGTACCCAAGCTATCTTCAGCGGGTGGAACCAAATCTCTGAGAGTCACTGAAAAGGTCCCAGTGAGTGCGTTGCCGCCGGTACGGGGGGCGACTTTGATGACGTAGCGAACGCCACCACGCATGAATTGATACATGTGGATAAAGGTTGTGAAGAGACCAGGATTGGTAGTGTCGGTTTCGCGAGCATCTAAGTTGATTCCGGGTGAAATAGCGGAGGTGTAGCGTGAGAATCTGAGTAGCAGAGTGCGTAAGTGCGTGATAGTCTCACCGTGTACGATGTTGTTAACCATCGATACACCAGCGGGGATCAGGGGAGGGAATGGCTTAGCGAAGATGGCACGGGGATCTGTTTGAGCGATTGAGGCAGATTGGCCGTGAACTTCTTTGGGCTTGTTGAGACCAGGCGTCTGGGGAGCTAAATCATTGGGCCATTCACGAGGACGATAGAACACCATATCCTCTCCACACGAAGCGTAAACATTAATGTACACCTTTGACAGTGTGACATCGAAGGGAGAAGTGAAACGGTTTTGTACAAAGCACATAAGCATTCCATTAACTTCTTCGAGATTGCCGGCATAATAACCAGTGTTGGCAGTAGCAGGATACACGGTATGGTAGAGGACGGAGCGTTTGTACATGCTCTCGCTGTGGAACGGGATAGAGAAGGAATAATCTGTGTCCCCAGCGAAGTCTACTACGGAACCAATGAAATCACCACCGCCGTCTGAAAGATCAGAGGGAATGTGGTCAGCAGCGGGCATCCAGAAAAAGCGCAAGCGGCCAGAGATGACAGAGGGGGTTCGAATGAATATAGTGAACTTCATGGAACCACGCCAGTAGGCAAAGGAGTTGGCGAGGACGGCGGATGGGGGCATGTGGTAGTGAGCTGTGAGAGTGACATTAGGATGAGCACCAGTAGTGACTTGGTGCCAGTAGCACATGGTGGGAGTAACAGGGAGCTTGAAGAGCAGATCACCGGGAGTGGCATCGGACGTTAGAGCGATGCGGTGGATCAAAGAGGGACAACCTTTGATATAGTCAAAAGACATTTCATCAACGGTCTGATTGAAGAGGGCAGGATCAGTGGAAACCTTATTGGCGGGGTCAATAGCCAATTTGGTACCAGTCCATGGTCCAACAGCAGTAGTAATATTGCTGTTAGTCTCCGGAATGAAGAGCGGGGCATTGAGCATGGATGTTGGGTGTTCGAGTTTGAGCATACGAGAGAAGGATTCGAGGAGCGTGAGGACGGGGGCGGCAGTTTTGGCAGCGGTGCCAATCTGCCCGGGAATGAGGGTTGCGAAGGGAACGAGGGCGTTGACTTTGGAGATGGCACTAGTGATCATACCATCTTTTGAAGCTTCTTGCTGTTCTTTATCGACTGAGACAGCTGACTGTCCACGGTAACCAGAGGGGTCACGGCGGATAGAAGTGTCTCTGGGGACAGAGTAGGTCGTGGGACCAGCAAGTTTAGGTTCGGCGAAGGACAAAGACAACTGGATTGTGACGGAGGGGATTGAGGCGGAGTTGGCAAGAATAAGAGGATTGTTGACAGTGATCCACAGTGTGGCGAGCTTACCACCTGTATAAGTGTGAGACAGGTTGATGAAGTTCTGAGGGCCTACGTAAGGGATGATAAATTCACAGGGTAAATTGTTCTGGGCAGAGAGCAAGTGATGGTTGATTTGAGAGACAGTATAACCATTCTCGACAGGGTCGGTGCCAGTAGAATTATTCCAGTGAGGCATCCAGCTTACAAGGACAGTGCCACCATGTAGAACAGTGCCATTTATTCTGAGGGAAACTTTGACTCCAGCAGCAAGGTATTGGGAAAAGGATACAGCAGCAGTTTGCTTGTCGTAACTTCCTATAAGGACATTAGGAAGATCGGCAGTGTACAGGATAGCGTCGGTGGCATCGGTTGATGCCCACGTAACTGGGATGCTGTAAACTCTTTGCAGGGCTTTGGTGGAATCGATGGGCGGGTAGGGGTTGGCAGAGGCAAGATGAGGAGGATGTACAGGGCGGGATGAGATATCGGGCATGATGTTATCCAAGAACGTCGTCAGTTGCACCTGTTCAGTAGGTGTGGCTTGGGCAGTTGTGGTTTCGGCGGATTGACCGTGATAGGCAGACTGACCAACATAACGCATCTGAACAGATGTACCGTAGATGTACTTAGATCGCATCACTTCGAATTCACATGCGGCTTTAAATTGCGGGTGCTTATTGAAGGATATGCCAAGTTCATCGAGGGCATTGATGAATTGGCGGCGGAGATTTGAATGAAATTGCTTTCCATGATGCATAGCATAAGTGAGAGCAACGGACATGTTGAGAAGTAGAGCAGGAATTGGGTCCATAGTGGACGTGACCCAATTGGTCATTTCGAAAATGACTTCTTTTTGCAAGGGAGCATACACAACACTATCTTCGATACGGAAGCCAGTCTTTAAAAAGGTGACTTCTTCGATCGGATGGTAGAGAAGTTTGCGATCGGTCTTTGCATAGTCTGTGAGGGTCAGACCAAGATGCTTCTTGAACAGTTCGGTGGTGACTTGAAGGTCGAAACCTTTGTGGATAGAGTTTTTCATGTTATCGTCTCCGAAGACGGGAGTTATTATCGTGGAGCGTGAGTGTGAGGGACTTTGGTACAGGGAATTAGCGAGGTCGTAGTGGATCTTAGTAAGTGTGAATGCGATAAGCATCCCTAGGCTGTTGCGGATTGTTGTAAGGAATGAGCCAGAGGGATTGCCGTGTAATGAGAGGACTAGAAGATTGTAAATTACACGTAGAGAGCGGCGGTCTTGTTGTGAGGATATGTAACGAATATTGTCGTCACCTATGGTCCATGACTGATCATGGAGAGCGTACCATAGGCGAATAGCTAGGTCAGCATAGAAAGAGAGTTTGGAGCACTGAGAGTCGTCATAAGACTTGACATCTGAAGCATCAATTAAGGGTGATGTTTCATTGTTAGTAATTTGACGATACAAGGCGGTCCAATCTTCTCGATTTGCAGGGCTGACGCCAAGCTTGATGGAGCCATCAACATGGTCTCGCATCACGGCAGATACGAAAGAGCCAAAATAGCGGCGGTCAACCAGGACTTTTGCAAGGGAGGATCCCTTGATCAGTCTGGTGGCGCATAATTTGACTTTTTCTAGCGGACGGCGTTCGTCTTTAAGGAAGACGTTGTAGACAGAGGACAGAGGATCACCCTGAAGGTTGGCATTGTATTGTTGTTAAGCATGGGAGTTGGGTAGTAGGAACATGCGGTCGGGAAGGAGGTCAGGATGACCACCAAACCAACGACGCTTACCCATACCATGTCGATCTAAAACACAGAGAGGCCAGCCATCAGAGGTATTGAGGTCTATGGACTCCAAATGAGAGACTGTTTGGAGACCGTTGATAGCGGTAGAGAGCGGTAGTACACCAGTGGGGCCACCAGTAGCAGGGATTGAATGGGCCAAATCTTGAGCGATTTGAGACATGAAGTATTCATCTTGAGATGTAACTTCAAAGTCGGGGATATTGGCCTTTTCGAGAGCTTTCTGCATAGGGGAGACTCCATTGGTGATTGAGAGGACGGCGGGAGCGGTATCATGGATGTAGAGTTTGTCGTGGATGAGTGAGGGGCGGATGGATGTGTGAGAGGCGGCATGACTCTTGTACTTTTTGGATAGAACACCAATAGGTACAAGGTTTTCAGGAGGTGTAATACGTGATGTAGCGTCAGAATCTAAGTAACCGGCTTCGTGTAAGCGGGTTTTCAAGGCAGGAACGGTGGAAAGGACGGCTTCGGTCGTTTCCATGGAACGGGACAGGACATGAGTCCATGGATCAACGGAGGCTTGACCATGGATCTGGGTTTCAGGAGCGGGAGTGAGGGCGGTGAAAAAGGCGTCTAGCATTTCTTTTGTGACAAGAAAGCCAATACAGCCTTGTTCTCCTCCAGCAACATGAATACCAAAGAGGTGACGTAGGTAGCCATTGTGCATAAGCACATAGGGGGAACCACAGTCGCCATCTTGTGTTTGAGCAGAAGAGTGGATGGAACGGGGACAGGAGTAGTAACCAGCGAGAGTTGTATACTCGATGGAACCAGAGAGATTGGCGGCAGGGACTTGGAGCAGGCGGAGTGTATTATTGGGATCTTTCACAAGAATGGAAACAGCACCCAGAACATTGAGGGAAGGAAGGTCAGCTTCGGTGACGAAGTGAGAAACCAGATCTTTGAACTGGGGGAATCCTTTGTGAGCGACAACAACCATACAGAGGTCATGTTGGGGATCTTGGAGGACAGTGATATCTTTGCGTTGGTAGGTAATACCATCGATAACCACAGCCCAAGGTATTTTGAGGTCATACCAGTGGGCAAATGCATGGGCAACGGACAAAAAGCACCGATCTTTAATACCGAATCCACGGACGATAGCGTTGGTTTCAACGCCATCGACTGTGAATCTAATATTAATGATAAGGCAATTTCGGGCATAGGATGTGGAGATGAGGGTATCAGCTTGGGCAGTGGTGGCAGATTGGGCCACAGGACGATTGAGGACAGGACGGAAGGAATAAGGACGATTATGTACAGGTACTTGGCGCTTGGGGACATTGGCTTGAACGGATTGGGCAACAGGGGCAGGCAGGACAGGGGGCAGTGTGTTCAATTGAGCGGCTTCGGCAACAACTTTTGGATCAGGTTCTTCGGACTTAGCGAGTTGCAGATATTCATGGATCATGGGGCGTAGCAGAGAATATGTGCCTTTGGCGGCAAAATAGCCACCAATGAGAATGCCGATGGAAATGAAGACTTTGGAAATGCGTGAAGCATTTGCATTGTCTCGTAACATCAGCATCTCTTCTTCAACAGATTTAAACAAGTGGGTGGGCTTCTTGGTTATTGGTGTAGTGGACGTCTCAACTTCTTTTTCAAGAGTTGCAATGAGAGCGGCTTCAGCAATGTGATCTATTGGTTCGACAGCAGTGGGAGTATTGATTTGTTGTAGGATTTCTTGGGAGGCTTTATCTAGGGCTTCGATTGTTCGGT